AAGTAGAAAAGAGATTGAAATTATTGGAAGCAGACGCAGCTTCTGCTCACAATACTCTTAATAATGTTCAAGAACAACTTGAAGAAATAAAGCAAGTAGTAGCACACATTAATGTTAAGGTTCATGATCATGAGGAGGTAGAAGCTACACCTTTTGATGATCTTGAAGGTTTAGAAAAAGTCCAAGCTCAATTAGATGATTTGGATACGAGACTTCATAGAAAGTTTAATTTCTAATATTACACAGGAGGTTGACAATCAACCTCCTTTTTTTGTATAATATATAAAGCGATGACGGCGACTGGCCGAGAGTGAATGACACGAAGAGTTCTTATAACTGGTGGTGCAGGATTTATTGCCCACCATTTGATTGGTCAAATATTAAAAACAACTGATTGGGATGTAGTTACCTTAGATCGTTTAGATTATAGCGGTAATCTCAATCGTCTTCATGATTTGATGACTGATTTTGATCCAGAAGTTAGAAAAAGGGTTAAGATAGTTCATCATGATTTAAAAGCAGAATTAAATCCTTTAGTTTGTAGTGAAGTAGGGGATGTAAATTATATTATTCATCTTGCTGCTGGTTCTCATGTGGATCGTAGTATTGATTATCCAATGGAATTTGTGTTGGATAATGTAGTAGGTACGTGTAATATTTTGGAGTTTGCAAGAACTCAAAAAGATAATCTAGAACGGTTTATTTACTTTAGTACTGATGAAGTATTTGGTCCTGCTCCTGATGGTATTAAGTATAAAGAAAATGATAGGTACAACTCTACTAATCCTTATAGTGCAAGTAAAGCAGGTGGGGAAGAACTAGCAGTTGCTTATGAGAATACTTATGCGTTACCCATTTATATAACTCATACTATGAATGTATTTGGGGAACGTCAGCATCCAGAGAAGTTTATTCCTATGTGTATTAAAAGAGCACGGGATGGAGAAACTGTTACTATTCATAGTGATCATACCAGAACTATTCCTGGTGCTCGACATTATATTCATGCAGAAGATGTAGCATCAGCAGTTCTTTTCCTCTTGGATTATGTGGGTGAGTTTGAACCTACGTGGGGTAATGCTAAATGTCCCAAGTTTAATATTGTGGGTGCAGAAGAACTAAATAACCTCGAACTTGCTACCATTATTGCGGAAGCACAAGGTAAAGAACTTAAGTATGAGATGGTTGATTTCCATTCTTCACGTCCAGGTCATGATTTACGTTATGCATTGGATGGTGAAAAGATGAAAAAACTTGGATGGGAGCCTGCGAAATCAGTGAGAGAACGTATTGCCGAGGTTACTAAATGGACCCTTGACAATGAACGTTGGATCACCTTATAATTATAAAAGGTAAAATTTTACTATGCCTGAATATAAAAAAACCGCACTTGTATTAGGTGCGGGTGGCTTTATCGGAAGTCATATGGTCCAGAAACTTCGTGATGAAGGATACTGGGTTAGAGGAGTAGACTTAAAGGAACCAGAGTTTACTTTTACTGCAGCAAATGAGTTTGTTATAGGAGATCTACGTGATGTAGATTTTGTTCGCCGATGCATACAATATAAAGGTGAACAAGGTAACTTCTATGAGGTAGTTCCTTATCAATACATCCTTCCTTTCCATGAGATCTATCAGTTTGCTGCTGACATGGGTGGTGCAGGATTTGTATTCACTGGTGAGAATGATGCTGACATTATGCACAATTCAGCAACTATCAATCTCAATGTCCTTGAGGAGCAGCGTAAATTAAATGCAACTTTTGATGGTGAGAAGAAAGAATGGACGGAAGCTAATAGACTTAAAATAGATTGGCAGACAAAGATCTTCTATAGTTCTTCTGCTTGCATGTACCCAGAGTACAATCAACTTGACCCTGATAATCCTGATTGCCGTGAAGATTCAGCATACCCCGCAGCACCAGACTCAGAATATGGATGGGAGAAATTGTTCTCCGAGCGTCTCTACTTTGCTTACAATCGCAACCATGATATTCCCGTTCGTGTTGCTCGTTACCATAACATCTTTGGTCCCAAGGGAACTTGGGAAGGAGGACGAGAGAAAGCTCCAGCAGCCATTTGTAGAAAAGTGGCAGAAGCTAAAGACGAAGACACCATTGAAGTCTGGGGTGACGGCGAACAAACCCGTTCCTTCCTCCTTGTTGATGAATGCGTCGAAGCTACTTATAGATTAATGCAATCAGATTTCATTGGACCAGTTAATATTGGTTCAGAAGAGATGGTGACCATTAATCAGTTAGTAGATACTGCAGCCAAGGTTGCGGAGAAGAAGATCCATAAGAAACATATTGATGGTCCTTTAGGAGTGCGGGGACGTAATTCAAATAATGATTTGATTCGTGAAAAACTTGGATGGGATTATTCTTTAACTCTTGAACAAGGTATTCGTAAAACCTATAATTGGATTTGGGAGCAAGTTAATGCCAGAATTTAATTTAGTAGGCAACACCTTTAATTATGCAGATGCTCCACGCTGCTCTGTGTGGGGTAAAGAATCCAAGCATATTAAGTGGGTAGAAGAAGGTGGTGAGGGTACTTTTTATATTGATAATGCTATTGGTTTAGCGTTTGATAATGAGGATGTAAAGGGTCCTAAGTATGCTTGGATTCTTGAATCTGCTGCAATTCTCCCTCAGATAACTGACTTTGCACGGAACCTTCCTGGTAGAGATAGAATGTTAGAAACATTTGATACTATCTTTACTCATAATCAGGCATTAATTGATATTGATCCTGACAAATTTAAGTGGGTTCCTGCTCAGGGTACTTGGATTAAAGAACCCAAGGTATATGATAAGACCAAGATGATTTCTATGATCGCCTCTAACAAAAATATGTGTCAGGGTCATCGTCAGAGATTAGAATGGGTTGATAGATTAAAGGATGCAGAGGGTATTGATTTCTTTGGTAGAGGATTTGATACTGAAATTGCAACTAAAGAAGAAGGACTATGTGATTATATGTTCTCTGTTGCCATTGAAAATGCTTCTTATGAAACTTATTTTACTGAAAAACTTTTAGATTGTTTTGCAACTGGAACTATACCAGTATATTATGGTGCTCCTAATATTGGAGATCACTTTAATAAGGATGGTATTATTGATTTGAGTGAAGAGTTTGATGTTTCAGAAGAAATATATTATAATAAGATGGATGCCATCAAAGACAACTTGGAACGTACCAAGAAGATGGAAATTTTAGAAGACTTTATCTGGGAGAATTATTTTAATGACTAGAGAATTATTTGAGACTGCTGTAAAAGAAGGAAAACCAGTTTGCTACTATCTCTTTAGAGATCTGGGTCTTGGAAAAGGGTGTAAGTACTTTGTAGAGACTGGAACTCATTTAGGTGGGAGTGTTCAATTTGCATTGGATCTTGGATTTGATGAGATCTTTAGTTGTGAATTTATGGATGATCGTTATAATGAATGTATGGG